CCTCGATCTCCAGCGCCCAGGCGACGTAGTCGTGCGCCGCGCCGCCGTGCGGCGGCTGCCGGATGCGCGCGAGGAAGCGGGCGCGCAGCAGATCGTCCGCCTCGATGTCGGCGCCGCCCGTCAAGCCTCCGGCGGCGACGGTAGCATCGGCCGAGATGCCGGCGATGGGCGTCGCCAGGCTGAGTGCCGATCCGGCGGCCGTATTGCCGGCCTGGCCGGCCACATCGGCGGTGAGCAAAACGCCGGCGGTCCCGCCGGACACGGTGGCCTCGGCGTCCACCAGAAATTCGGCGGCGTCCGATCGCACCAGGCGCGTGCCGGCGGGGATGACCGTGCCGTTTGTGCCTGTCAGCGTCGCGGCGCCCGTCGCCGGCGCCGCAGGCTTGCGCCCGATACCCCAGATGCCCGCCCAGCGCTCCAGCAGCTCCGTCTCGGCGGTGTCATAGATCACCTGGCGGGCGATCCAGTCGAGATAGCCGTACAAGCCGTGCGCGGCGCCGGAATGCACCCGCGCCAGCACGTTGAGGTTCGAGCGGCGCAAGCGAGCATCCGCGCCCGGCAGGCGGGTCTCGATGTCGGCTTCCGCGCGGGCGATCAGGGTGGCTAGATCAGGGCGTGAGAATGGCATGTGTTCTCTCGTTCAGAGCGATGCCCACAGGGCCTCGAATTGGTAGCGGGTGATCCGGCCGTCCGGGCGTGCGATGGCGATGGACAGGCCGAGCATTTCGTCGCGGGGTATAAACGCCTCAACCTCGACGCGGCTGGCCACGCCATCCCTAACCATCCATGCGAGGGCCTCTTCGGCGTAGCTTCTGGCCTCGACGAGCACAGAGGGCAGCTGCTTGCGGCGACCAAGCAGCCACAGGCGCGATCCGAAGCGGTCGCCCGGGTTGGCCAGGTAGGCATCGCCCCACCAGCCGCGCACGTCGCTCGGCGACGGCAGCGCGTCGCTGTCGCGGGCACGCGCGTCCGTGAACAGCGAGAGGATGACGGCGGTGTCGAGGCCGTCGTCGTCCGCCAGGCCGGGCGACTGGAGGAGCCATTCGGCGCCGCGTTCGAAGCTGATGAAGTGGGTGCGGATGTCACTCACTCGCTGATCCTCATCGATGCGCTGCCGGTGGCCGGGTGGCCGCAGTTAGCCAAGTGGCCTTCGCGGCATACGGGGATGCCGTTGATGCGGATGAACGGGCTGCCCTCGGCCATCACCGGTCCGCTATGAATGCCGCCGGGCGGGTGCGGCTGCACCGAGTCGCCCAGCACGGCCCACAGCGTGCCCTCGACCATCACGAAGTCCTGCAGCGCGCCGACGATCAGTCCGCCGGCGGTGTCCTGGTTGATGCGTGCGATGCCGTGCATGGTCAGACCTTCACGATATCGAGGCTCGGCGTGGTGATGGTGATGCCCGTCGGCGTCATGACGATGCTGGATGCGCCGGCTGTGATGTGGATCTCCTTGCCGCGCTTGAAAACGATGCGGTGATCCGCCGCCGCCTTGTCCTCGTCGGTGTAGATCGCCACCTCGCCGCTCTGAAGGCCCTTGATGCGATAACGGCGATCATCCGCAACGATGATGACGCCGTGATCGCGATCGGCACCGAGAGACAGATAGATACCCTCTGCGCCAGGCAGCGGCACCGACGTGAAGCCGTACTGCTGATAACGCTCAATGCCGTTGCGTACCTCACCATTGAGCAGCTTGACCTGCACAATCTGCATGCCGGACGCGTCAGAGATCAGACTCAGCACGGCGCGCGAAGCCATCAGGCGCAGGCGGCGCGAGAGCGGAGAGAGCAGCTTCATGAATTCGCGGCTCATAGAGCGCTCCAGTCGTCGCCCTTTTTTTTCTTCTCTCGCTGCTCCTTGTCGTTGAGCTTGCGGGCAAGTTTCGAGCGGCCGGTGCCGGCGATCAGGTCGAATGCCTCGCGCCTGGCGATCGAAAGAGTGGTCATGGTCCCGCTGTCGTCGAGCGTGTAGGTGCAGCCGACGATCAGCATCTCGGCCGCGTTAAGCCACAACATCGGCGATGTGACCGTGATCAAAGTGTTTGGCTGCCAGAGCGCGCCCGAACCATCGCGCCAGCCCTGTACTGTGATCGAGCCGCGATTACCGCGCCCCATGCGCACGTTGCGCTCCCACTCGGCGCGGTCGCGCAGCGTGGCACCGGCGCCGTGGGCCTCAGCCAGCACAATCAGCGGCCGGTAGCGCGAAATGGTCTCGTCTTTAACGCTGGCGGACGGGCCGGCAGCGTGCTCGCCGAAAAAGTCGTCGGTGCCGCGCTCCTGCCCCTTGACGGTGATGATCGAATAGCGGTCCTTCCAGCCAAACTGCCCGCGCGCCTTGAGGATGTTCTCGCCTTCGGTCAGCGCCGTTGCGCTGCGGCGCGTGCCGGCTCGGGTGATGACCAGATTCCCTTCGCCGTCGGACACGAGCAACACAGCCTTCAGCCGCGCGGCTCGCTCGATGCACTCGAAGACGGACTCTCCTTCCTGAATGTTGTAGCTGGAGAAGGCGGCGCCGACATCCGTTTCGACCTTGACCTTGATGCCGAACGGCGCGCACAGATCCCGCGCAATGCGGTCCAGCGTAGCGTTCGCCCACTGCCCCGTCTTGTAGATCGCCGAACAATCAACCAGGTCGCCAGTGGCATCGCGTCCCTTTACGGACAGGCTATGGCTTTGTTGGTCGTACTCCGGCTCCGAATCGTCGACGTGGCCGGTGATGACCGCCTCGCCGTCGAGCTTGAGCTGGCATTTGTCACCGGGCTTGATCGGGCGGCTCACGGACTGGCCCGGCCAGCGCTCGGTCACGCTCAGCTCGAAGCCGTTGGCGATTTGCTCGATCGAGCGCTGCGCGCTTGTGCGCCGCCAGCCGCCGTAGATCGTGCCGTTGACGTGCAACTCAGCGCGGCCGGACATGTTCGCCTCAGGCATCGGCCAGCACCTCCAGCGACATGCCGCCGGTCACGAAACCGGGATGACGGATAGGGTTGCGCGCCACCAGGTCGGTCTCGCGCCTGGCGTCGCCCAGGGCGCGATACGCCACCACCAGCGCAGGCAGCGTGGCCGGCATGGAGATTGTCGCGAGGCGCGGAAGATCCGCGCAGCGAGCGGTGATATCGCGCACCATCGCGGTGCGCAGATCCATCAGCGTACTGAACACCGGCACTGGCGCATCGGCCGCCTCGTCGTCGAGCGCGTCAGCGATCCGCTCGCGCAGTGTGGCCGCCTGCTGATAGCTCATCCGTCGCGCCGGATCGGCCGTGCTGGCCGATCCGAAATCGAGCCGGGCCGCTGCCCGCGCGGATTCGATCACTGCCGTCCGGCGCAGCAGCGAATCGACCGCCGCTCGATTCGCAGCCTGGGCGCGACGCGACGGCGTCGTCGTCGGGACCGGCGGGCGGCTTGAGCTGTAGCCGTACAATCGGCCCAGGGCGCCGACCGAATCGGCCGGCCTGGACAGGGAGCCGGAGAGGCCAGCCATTAGGCCGGCGATGCGCGAGGCAAGCGTCAGCGGGGTGCGGACCAGGCCCGACAGCGAAGATGTCACGCCAGTCAGCTCGGAGGCGAAATCACCCAGCACGGAGAGGTCCGGCGCCAATCCGGCGCGCGCCGCATCAAGCGCCGCCATCGCCTCGCCCAGCACCGCGACGGCATCGGTAGAGACCCACTCCGGCAGGCCATCGACGCTGAACACGTTGCCGAAATCGGCGATGGCGGAATCGGTGGCCGTGCCGGCGGCCGAATCGACGAGATAGGCGGTATCCGCCCTGGTTGAGGGCTGGAGATTGTCGCCGGTCTGGGTAAACCGGAGCGTGAAGCGCGCCACTCGGCCTTCGTCGACGAGATCCTCGGTGAACCTGAACGGCGCCGTCAGCGCCACATTCAGACGGCCGAGAGTCGGATGCACCAGCTCGCCTGGGCCTGGCTTCTTGAGGGCATCGCGCAGGGCGTCGCGCGCCTTGGCGTAATCGTCTCCGAGGACAAAGGCATTGAGAGTAAATTCTCCTGCCTTGAGCCCCATGTCCTCGACGAACGGCTCGTCGCGCTGCGGGTACTCGAACAGCACGCCGCGCCGGCCTTCCTCGGTATCGGCGGTCCTGACATGGAAGGGCGCGCCACGGAAGCTCGCGCGCTGCAGCTGATCACGCCAGGTCACGGCATCACCATCGTCTGTCCGCCGTCAACCGAAAACGGCACGTTGCGGTTGTCGGATCGAGCGAAGATCGACGCGCGACCGTCCTGGTCGATGCGGATGCGCACTTCGCCGCCGACATTGGCCTGTTCCAGCTTGGCGCTGATCTCGACGGCGCGGCGCGCCTCCTCGTTGCCGAAGAAGGCCAGCACCTTGGCCACGCTCGCGCCGATTTTGTCACCCACGGCGGTGCCTTCGATGAAAGCCTTGTTGATGCCGGTGCCGACGGCATAGCCGGCGCCACCGGCGGCGAGCACGCCGGCGCCAGCTGTGGCGAGCCCGGTTGCACCCATCGAGCCCCAGGCGGACAGCGGCAGCCCGCCTGCCAGCACGGCCAGCGACTTGGCGCGGCTGGCGACCTTGCCGGCCGTGCCGGCGCCGGCCGCACCGGCGGCAGTCGATGCCGCCAGGTCGCCGACTCCGCCCATCGAGCCCGGCCAATTCACAACGAAGACCGGCGTCACGCCGGCCGCCTGCTCAAGCACCTTGCCCTCGGCCACACCAGCAGCCGTGCCGCCGAAGCGCTTGGCCAGGCCGCCGATCGCCATGCCGCCGTAGCGCGCGGCGGCGAAGGTTCCCAGGGCGGCCACCGTGCCGCCCACGATCATTTCCTTGCCGGAGAGCCCGAGCCCGCCGTTCTCCTTCTTGTCCATCCCCCACTTGATGACCTGCGACACCGCATCGTTGATCGGCTTTGCGAAATCGTCGGCCGCCTTGCGCAGCTCGGCCTTGAGCCTTCCGGTCTGGTCGACGGCGTTGGCGATGGCTTCCGGAAGGTTTTTCTCGATGGTGCCGCCGGCGTCGGCGATCGCCTTGGCGAACTCATCAACCTTGCCGAGCATGTCGCCGCCGAGCAGCGTCTTGAGGCCCTTGATGGTGTCGAGGTCGGCCTTGCCGAACGCTTTTTGAAGGAAGACGGCGCGCTCCTTGTCGGTGCCGAGCTTGTCGTATTCCTTCTTGATGTCGCGCAGCACGGCGACCGGATCGCGGCGCGAGCCGTCCGCCTCGAAGAAGCGGACCTTGGTCGCCTTGGCCGCTTCCTTCATGTAGTTGAGGTTGGTGAACAGCCGCAGCGTCGAATCCGCCAGCGTGGCCAGGCGCTCGGGCGAGCGCTCCACCAGCGAGAGCGCCTCGATGAAGCCGAGCGTCTTGTCGAAACTCAGGCCGGCGCTGGCGGCATTGACGCCGACGCGGCCGAAGATGTCGGAGAGGTTTTGCAGCTCGGCGTTGCCTTGGCGGCCGGCCACCGTCATCTTATCGAGCAGGGAAATCGCCAGGCCGGGCCTGGACAGGTCGAACTGGTATGCAGTACTGGCCACGGACAGGCTGGCGGTGAGCCGGTCGGCGCTGGCTCCTGTGACGGCCATCGCCTTGTTGGTCGCGTCGATCACCGGGAGGGCTTCGCGGAACTTGAGGCCGGACTGCACGGCATTGTTGAAGCCGACCTGAAGGTCATCGACCTGCTGGCCGGTGTCGCCGGCCATGCGGAACAACTCGCGGCGCAGCCCATCCACCTCGGCGCGCGTCATTCCGGCGGTCTGGCCGATCTGGGTGAGCCCCTTGTCCATGCGCGCCGACTGCATGATCGAGGCGACCGTGCCGGTGGTCAGCCCGAGCGCGGCGAGCTGCCCCCGGACAGATCCGAGCGCGCCCTTGAGCGCGTCGAATTCCCGCTTCGCGCCCTGGGAGAAGCGACGCACTCCGCCCTCGGCCTGCGTGAGGCCGGAGACGAAGCGCGCCGCATCCGCATAGAGACGCAGCGCCAGGGTGAGATCACGGTTGCCCATTGTTCGCAGCTTTCGTCAGCACTTCCAGGTAGTGGTTGAACTCGTGCGGCGGGAGCGACAGGATCTCGGCGCGGCTCCAGCCCGTCTTCAGGGCCAGGAGCAGCACCTTGTTCAGGAAGCTTGTCCTGCGCTCCCTTCGACTTCCCCCTGCATGTCCAGCTCCATCTGCTTCGCCCGCAGCGCACGGTAGTCGGCCGGCTTGAGGCCGCGCAGCATGCCCATCGTGAACGGCCCCTTGAAGGTGCCGACCGAGACGAGCTGCCGCAGCATCATCTGGCCGTTAAAAGCGATCGGCCGGTTAACGTCCGCCTCGAACTCTGCGTCGAGCATGTCGCCGGTGCTGGCCTCGCGCATCTCGAAGTCGCGGTGCGTGACGCCGTCGATCACCAGGCCGTGCGGAAGAGTTCCCTTCACGGTGTTCATGCGCCGACCTCTTCGCACTTGACGCCCTGGAACTTGAGCTTGACCTCGCCCTTCGACAGCTCCAGCGCGCCGGCGCACCAGGCGTTGCGCAGCACGTAGCTGGTGCCGGTATCGCAATCGAAGGACACAGTCTCATCCTTCATCGCCTCGAAGTCGGCCAGGCGCGTGGCGCCCGTGTGGGCGACGACGCACTCGATCTCCGGGATGGCGGTCTTCTCGGCGAAGCCGATAGGACCGGCGTCCCCGGCGACCCCCTCGCGCTCGAAGGTTGAATACTTCAGCGTCGCGCCTTCCTTCGAGGTCAGGCGCGAGCCCTTGACGTTGATGGCCACTCGGCCGGTAACTTGCGGCATCGCTTATCTCCTCAGAGGATGTACTGCACGGCGGCAGCGAACACGTCGAATTGGTTGACCAGGTTCGGCGGGATGACGGCATTGACGCGGCATTCGTCGGCCTCGGAGCGCAGCACGATCAGGTCGCGCTTGAACTGCGCCAGGTCTTCGAGCAGGCCAACCTCCACCAGTTGGCCGGCCGCCGCGATCAGCGTGTTGCGGATCAGCTTCGGCGTGGCGATCTTCTGCCCCGGACTGATGTACTGCAGCACATCGTCGTTCGCCAGTTTGTGGGCCGGGTAATCGCGCACCACGGCGAAGCGGAAGACGTAGCGCATGTAATCGACCGTCCACTTGGTGTTCAACTTGAGCAGGCTGCGATCGTCCATGTTGAAGGTGTTGGTCTGGTAGGTCGTGATGACCTGCTCGACCATCGCCGCGCCGGAAGGATCGAAGATGATGGTGCTGATGCCGTCATGCAGCAGCAGGTTGCGCTCGGCGTCGGTGAAGCGGTCGGCCTCGGCAGGCGCCATCACGTCTGGCAGGCGCAGCCCCCTGAACGGGATCGCCGGATCGTTCGCGCCGGAGAATTCCACGGCGGCGGCGAACTGCGCCGCCACCACCCAGGGCAGCGTCGGGCAGCCCTTGAGTCCGGGAAAGGTCGTGTGCGGGCTGTTGCGCGCGGCGCCGTAGGCCGACAGAGCGGCGAAGGTGCCCGACTTGAAGCCGAAGCTGTGGCCGGTGCGCATGTCCAAGCCGCCCCAGCGGCTTTGCAGCTCGCTCTCCATCGCCGTGACGTTGGCCACGTCCGTCCAGGGCATCACGATGGTGTAGAAGGCCCCGGTGCTCATGGCGGCGATCGCGTCGAGCACGTCCGGGTTTCCCGTTCCGCCTGACATGGCCACGATGGTGGCTGTCATGCCCTTCGGCGTGAACTCGCCGGTGTAGTAGTTCAGGCGAACGTCGATGCCGTTGCCTTCTTCGCCCTTGTGGCGTGCCGTCAGGGTCACCACAGCGGCGTTGGCGGCTGCGGTAACGGCCAGATCGGGCAGCGCGGTGATGGCGGCAGCCACGGCCGTGGCGATCGCCGTCGCCGTCTGCGAGGCGGTGATGCCGACGCGCACCGGCTTGCCGCCGATGTAGAGGTTCAACGTGCCGGCCTCGGTCGGAGATCCGCCGAAGGTGATGGTGCCGCTCGCCTGCACGCCAGCCACCAGATCGTCGAGCGCGATCGCCCACAGGTCGGCGGTCGGGTGCACCTTGAGCGCAGCCGGGATCATCTGCGCCAGCATCGAGCCGCGCCCGAAGTAGTTGACCCCGTCGGCCTCGCGCGAGACGCGCGTCAGCACGCCCTCGGCAACGGTGCCGGTGGTCAGGCGCTGGCCAAGCAGCAGGACGCGGCGCGGCATGTTCGGCAGCCCGCGCACGGCTTTGGTGTGGTCGATCTCCAGCCAGGCGCCGGGAATGCGCCAGTCGGTCGGAATCGTCATGAACGTAATGTTGTCGGGCATGGTGCCTCCTGTGGCGGGTTCGCGTTACGACTTCTTGGTCTTGGCGCCGGCTTCCGCAGCCGGCTCCTGGGCGGCGATCGCTTCGAGCGTTACGTCCCCGTCCTTCTCGCGACGAAGCCAGAACGAGGTGCGCTCGACCGGCTCGCCGGCGGCGTTGAGGATGGCGCCGTCCGGCTTGCGGACACGGGCGCCGTTGATCGGCGTGGCTTTGACTTGCGGCATGTTGGCTGGCCTCCTACGGTTGAATGGTTACGGTCTCGGACACCTCGGGCGCCGAGGTGGTGTGATCGGGCGGATCGCCGGCCCACTTGGCATGCTCAACGGCGCTTTCGTGGGGGTCGCTGTCGTAGCTGGCGCGGAAGGTCTTGAAGAGCGCCAGGGCGGCAGTGTCGAGCGGATTAGGCAGCGTGCATTCGCCGTCCATCTCGACCTGCACCACGCCGGCGTAGACGCCCGCCTGGTAGAGCTTCTCGTCGACGACGAAGTCGCCGGAGGTGACACGCCAGCTGCCGCCGGAGATGATCGAGCCGTCGATCAGGCCGGCGACGGTCTCCATGATCTCGTAGAGGCCGATGAGCTTGCCGTCGCCCTGCCGGGCAGCGGAATGCCCCCGGCTGTTGCGCGCGACGCACACCAGGCCGAAGCGAAGCCTGGCGGCACGATCCTTGACCGGGAACGAGGCGGCGACGACATACACGGCCGGCGCGTCGGCGCCAAAGCGCTTGACCAGGTTCTCGCCCTCCAGGTCCGGCAGGCTCTCGACCAGGCGCAGCTTGTCGCCGACCGGAGCGTTTTTAACGAGGGCGATGAATGCGTTTTCGGCTTCGGTGATCACGCTGCCGTTCCCTCGATGCGCCGCTGCAGGATGTTCAGGATGTCGCCGGCGTCGTCATCCGACACGCCGAGCGACGGGCGGGCCGGCATGAGCACCTTTTGGACGGTAGCGAAAGCCCCCGAGGCCAGCTTGAAGCGCAGCGCGCCGGCACCCTTGGCGCGGATCTCGCCGCCGAACTGGTGGATGGCCGCATAGATGCGGTTGAGACCCCACTCGGCGAAGTCCTTGCCGTAGCCGGAGCTGATCGAGCCGGCCAGGTGGCCGTCTTTGGTGAGCGTGCGTCCGCCGTGGATCTGCGCGCGCAGGCTCGGCTTCCAGCGCCGGCCGTCCGGGCCGGTCTCGGTGCGAAAACGCAGCCTGGTGGAACCCTCGCCGAGCATGGCGATCTCGCGCATGGTCGGCGTCGGGTTGCGGCCGAATGCCAGCAGCCGCAGCAGCTCGGCGCGAATCCGGGCGTCTTCGACCTTGATCCCGAAGTCCATCAGATGAACCCCGTGTCCTTGCGGCCGAAGACGGAGCCGCCGGAGCCGATCTCGACCGTGCCGCCGGCAGGTTGGCTGGCTGCGCCGAGATCGGCCCCGAGCGACACCTTGCCGGCGCCGACATCGCGGAAGAACCGCTCGGCGATGTCGTAGCGCTTCTGGATCGTCTCGGTGGCCTGGTCGTCGTAGAGGAAGTAGCGGGCGAGGTCGCACGCCAGACGCTTGACCACCAGGGGCGGGTTGGCCAGCGGCACGGCGTGGCGCACCGCGACGTAGCCGTCGATGGTGTTGTCGGCGTCGGCCAGCGCCTGGTTGATGCGCACCAGGGCCTCCGCTGCCGCCGCCTGCTCCCCCGCCGTCCAGCCGGACAGGTCGCCGCCAGCCGCCGCCGCGCGCATCAGCGCGGCGGTGACCAGCCGGGGGGTGCCCCGGTCGGCACGCTGCGCGATCTCTTCAGCGTCGAAGCGGTCGAGCAGCTCGGTGGCGGTGACGTAGGGCATGGGGCGTTACTCGGCCTTGGGTTCTACCTCAACCTCGATCTCGATCGCGGCCACGGTCAGGGACGGGTCGGCCTTGAGCTGGGCGATCTGCTCCTTGGTGAACTCCGACGCCGGAACATCCTCGGGCGTGGCGCTCCAGGCGCGGCCGGCGCGGCGGAAGCCCGCGACCTTGGCGCTCACGCGCAGGCCCGGCACTTTCTCGGTCTTCGGTTTCTGCTCTGTCTTCGTTTTTTGCTCGGCTGCCATCGTTCCCTCCTGTGGTTAGGTGCTGCGGGCTTACAAAAGGCGGCTGGAGATCCAGCCGCCTTCAATCAGCCAGCTGCTATCAGCCCGCGCCGGTCGAGCCGCAGGAGAGTTGCCAGAAGCCATACACGCCGGTGGCGCGCGCCTCGGCGCCGAACTTGTATTCGGCACGATTGAACACGTCGTCGTTCTCGGTGCTGGTCTGCGAGACAAACACCGGCCGCTTACGCATCTGCACGATGAACGGCTTGACCGACTGCTTGCTGGTTACATGCAGGAACCAGGCGGTCGAGCTGGTGAGGCCGGGGTTCACAATCACCTTGGCCGTACCGCGGAACGGGTTTGTCGCGCCGTCGGCGAGCTTCTCGCCTTCGCACAGCAGGCGGGCGGTCGCCTCCAGCGCCGGCGGCACCTCCAGCGTGTCGGGCACCAGGCGCAGCGGCATGCCCTCTTCGTCCTTGAAGCTCATGATGGCGGCGCGGGCGGCGCCGTAGCTGGCCGTGGCGGCGGCGACCGATGCGGCGGACAGGGCGACGGTCAGCTTGTTGCTGACGCTCGACACGCTGCCGTCGCTGCTCTTCACCGGGTGGTCGGTGTCGTAGAAGTACTGGCCATCCATGCAGTTGCTGGCGAAGGCGCCGTTCTTCAGATCGTCGACGATGATGTCGTGCAACTCGCCGGCCGACTCTCCGGCGCCCAGGGCCTGGGTGTTGTAGATGCCGAGCCGATCATCCTCGATGTCGTTGCGTTTAACCGCAATGGTGGCCTCCCAATCCTCGTTCTTGCGGTAGTACTTGCCGGCTTCGATGTTCTTGATCTGCTTGTCGCCGACCCACTTGCGGAACTTCGGGAAGCGCGACAGCCAGGCGTAGTCCTCGCCTTGAGCGGTAGAGGAAACCTCCATCGCCGTCTTCTGCCAGTCGCCGGAGGCGGCCTTCAGGGCATTGTTGAAGATCGTCTTGAGGCCGGTGAACAGCGAATCGAGCGACGCCTTGTTCACCAGCATGCCGGCCATCATCACGGCCGGCACGGTGTCGCCGCCCGCCGCTCCGGCGGGGACGGCCAGGGTCGCCAGCTCGGCCAGGCCGATGCAGGCGAAGATCTTGAGCATGGATTTCATGTATTTCTCCTGTGGATGTGGGAGGGGTTGTCGATGCCTGGCCGCTTAGAACTCGACCCAGACGCCGGCGGCATCCACGTCGCGGACCTTGCCGGCCACCGAGCGGGTGTTGGTGCCGTTCGTCTTGGCCACGGTCTGGTCGTCGACGATGTAGCAGTCGGCGTTCAGGTCGGCCAGGGTGATGGCATCGCCGGCGGATGAGTTGGCGAAGCGGTACACGCCGCGCCGGACCTTCACGTTGATGGCGCCGTCGGCGCCGCTGGAGTTGTCGGCCAGCTCCTGGGCGACGCCGGCGGCCTTCAGGGTGGTGGAGGCGGCGCCCTTGGTGGCGTAGGCGTTGGCGCTGTCGATGGCGACAATGGAGCCGGCGTAGATCTTCGTCGCGGCCTTGACGGGGAACTCGAAGTCATCCCCCTTGCGGCTCACGGTGTTGCGGTCGGCGGTCAGTGGCATTGCGTTCTCCTAGTCGATTGATGGATCAGGCCGCAGCGGCTTCGCCGGCCTTGCTCTTGAGGAATTCCTCGGCGCTGATGCCGAGCTGGCGGCACACGGCAAGCTCGGTTTCGCTGAGCTTGCCGTCGCCGCCGCCGCCCCCGGCCGGCGGCCTGCCGCCGGTCTGGCCGCCAGGTGCGACGACGACGGGCTGCGCGTCGATGAAGCCCTTGAGCGCGGCCAGATCGCCGGCCAGCTTGCGGGCGTGCGGCTCGGTCGCCGGGGTGAGCTTGCCGGCAGCCAGGCCGTCGGCGATCACCTTGTCGACCTCGGCTTGCGCCTTTTCGGCTTTCAGCGCGGCCAGCTCGGTGGTGGCGGTGGCCAGCTCGTTGCGCACGCCGGTGAGCACGCCAACCTCGACGTACTTGGCCGGATCGGGCGCTGCGCCCTTGAGCGCCGCAACTTCGCCCTGGTGGGCGGACTTCACGGCGTTCAGCGCGGCGAGCGCCTCGGCCTCGGTGGCGGTTTCGGCCAGGCCGAGCGCCTTCAAGAGTTCCTTCATGGTTTCCTCCTGGGTGGGTTGGTCGGGGAAAAGCTTTGCGGCCAGGGCGGCGAGATCCGTCAGGCCGTCGATGCCGGCAAAGTTGGTGAGCGCGGCATGGGCGACCGCCAGCACGCGGCCGGTGCGTTTGTCGTAGTTGAAAACAGGGCTGATGTAGCGGTACTGCTTTGCGGCGATCATCGCGGCAGCCTCCGCCGTCCACTCGACGTCGACGGCATAAAGACCGTCGTCGCGCGCCTCCAGCTTGCCGATCCAGCCGGCTGCCGGAGCCGGCCTGCCGTTGACCTCGGCATGCAGGGTCTGGTGTTCGTAATCGATCACACGCGCATCGCCACGGGCATTGAAG